GCTCGCAAAGCTCAAACATGGAATGTCCTGACCGCTATCGGTTTGGGATTGTCTGGCGCACTCTTTTTCTTCTTCTTCCTATGAACGTCTACAAAGCAATCAATCAAGTCCAGGCCGAGCTTTCGACCATTGGCATCACCAAGAGCCGCCGCAACAACCAGGGCAATGGCTACAACTTCCGAGGCATTGATGATGTGTATAACGTGGTCTCGCCTCTCCTGGCGAAGCACGGGCTGTGCATCCTTCCTCGCGTTCTGAGCCGGGAATGTGTGGAGCGCCACTCAAAGAGCGGTGGGGCTTTGTTCTATGTCACCGTCGAGATGGAGTTCGACCTGGTGAGCGCAGAGGATGGATCAAAGCACACCATCAAGACCTTTGGGGAAGCGATGGACTCGGGCGACAAGGCAACGAATAAGGCTATGTCAGCAGCCTACAAGTACGCAGCATTCCAAGCGTTTGCGATCCCAACAGAGGGAGACAACGACACCGAGAACCAGACGCATGAGGTTCTTGGGCCGGAGGATCAGCTCTTTGAGGATACCTACCTTGACGAGCTGAAAGAAGCCGCTAAAGGCGGCATGACAAAACTGGAAGAGGCATTCAATGCAATCCCCGCATCAAAGGCCAAGTCTCGGTTCTGGATCAGGAAGCGGGATGATCTAAAGAAAGAGGCATCGAAATGAAAAGAGGCGGCGTTGAGGTTGGGACTGTCATCATGCGTAGCACTCTTGATGACTACCGCAAAGATCACCAGATCGCAGCTCACGCCAAGAGACTCGCTCTAGAGCTAGAGTGTCTGCTGCTGAGCATCAAAGACACCGCAGCACAAGGCTGGTGGTGGGACACGGCACACGAGGCTTTAGAGCAGTACCAAGCGGATATAGATAGGCTGTATCCGCAAGATCATGTAAGTCCATTAGGAAAGGATTGAGAAATGATGAAAGAGAACCAAGAAGACGGCTTCAAGGTGTTCCTTGACTTCCGCAACATCCAGATCGGCAAAGGCCGCATCTTGTGGGGAACTGAAACCCAGAATGGAAAGATGCAGTATTTCAAAGAGGGTTGGGTTCTTCCTGGCGGTGAGCGCACCACAGATGAGAAAGTCGCTATCGAGTGGGCAAAGTGGATTGATGAGGTCTCACAATGACCGACCAGAGGTCTCCTGAATGGTTCGAACAGCGAGCAGGGAAGGTCACCGCATCCTCTGTTTACAAGGTGTTGGCACGTACCAAGACTGGATGGGGAGCGGAGCGGGACAAGTACAAGGCCCAGCTTGTCGTTGAGAGGCTCACAGGCAAACCCGCCAAGACTTACTCCAATGCAGCGATGGAGTGGGGAGTCCAGACAGAGGCAGAGGCCAGGGCCGCATACGAGGCTCTAAAAGGCGTCCTGGTGACCGAGGTAGGGTTCCTTCCTCACCCGACCATTGAGATGTGCGGAGCATCACCGGATGGAGTTGTCGGAGATGGGTTGGTGGAGATCAAATGCCCTGAAACGGCAACAATGATCGACCAGCTCTTGACCAAGAAAATCCCGAGCGAATACTACAAACAGATGCAGCTGCAGATGAAGTGCGCCGATAAGAAGTGGTGTGACTTCGTGGTCTATGACCCGAGGATGCCAGAGAGTATGCAAATGTTCGTTGCTCGAGTCGAGAGGGACGATCGTTTCATAGCAGAGATGGAAGCCGAGATCGTCAAGTTCCTGGCAGAAGTCGATTCAACCGTAACTCAATTGAAAGCACAGTATGAGTAAAGTCATGTATGAGATTTCCGTGGTTGTTGGCAAATACACCAACAAAGAAGGCCAGGAGAAAAGCCGTTATTTGAAGATCGGATCGGTCATCGATACCAAGAACGGCCCCATGCTCAAGATGGACTGCACACCCAATGTCGAGGGCGGTTGGAACGGCTGGGCCTACATGAACCCTCCCCGCGAGGAAGAGAAGTCCGATAAGCCTCGCCGCAACCGAGAGCAAAACGATTTCGACACGCCCTTTTAAGGGTAATCACTAGGCCACCTCTGCATAAGGTGGCTTATCATCACACAGTCCGTTAAGCGAAAGGAAGCCGAAATGAGTGGACTAGCACGAAACACCGATCCCGACACATCCCACGAGGCAGCGAAGATCAACACCACCACCCTGGAGAGCAGGGTGTTTGAGGTCATCAACGCGAATGGCCCAATGACCACGGAGGAGATCGCCAGAGCTACTGGGATTGATCTCCAGAGCATCACGCCCAGGATCGCTCCTCTGATGCGCTTGGGAGTTCTTGTAGATACAGGAATCAGGAAGCCTGGTGCATCTGGCCGCAACCGTCGAGTGATTGGAGTCAAAAATGGAGTTTGAAACCTACATCGGTGACTGCACCGTCGAGGTCGAGGCTCAGGTCGGAGAGTGCCGCGCCAAGATCATTAGCCTGACCATCAATGGCCTTGAGTTTCCCGTGGAAGCTCTGAGCGCCAAGACGCTCCATCGCCTCGAAGATGAAGCAGATCGGAAGGCGCAGGAATGAGCTTCATTGATTGGGTGATCTTTTGCATCTTGTGTGTTCTTGCGGAGGCCAAATGAAAACAAAGCTCCTGACGTTAGCTAGGAAGCATTGGAGCAATCCAGACTTTCCAAGAGAAGTGAATCGGGCCTACCAAAGAAAGTGGGTCAGATCGCTTCGACTCTTAGGAGACAACTGGCAGCTCGCCAAGTATGAAGAGCGAAAGGTGAAGAAATGAAAATCCTCTGCTTCTTTGGACTCCACCGCAGAACAATGACCAATAACCGTATCCGCTGCACCAGGTGTGGCCGCTTCCTCAAGAAATGAAGAACGAAAAGGTATTAGAACTTCTCAAAGACGGGCCAATGACCAGCGCAGAAATCTCAGAAGCACTAGGCATCTGCGCTCATCACGCCTCCTCAATGATGCTCAGGCTCATCAGAGAAAACAGAAAGCGCCCACAGCTTGTCCACATTAAGAGCTGGGTCACAGACCACAAGAACCAAAGAAGGTATCCTCGCGCACTCTACGAACTCGGGGCAGGCCCGAACGCTAGAAAGCCTAAGCCCGACCCAAACGCCAGAAAGCGTGAGTACGAGGCCCGAAAGAAATCAATCCTCAAGACCTCGAGTGTCTTTAACCTAGCCGTACCCCTGAAATGTTTACGCTCCCGAAGTACACCTGGGACAAAGACCGCGAACTCTGCAAGCAATGCAAGCACTTGAGAGAAGAGCCGCGCAAGCACAGCCAGTACACCAGCATCTCAATGTCTTGCGTCAAGAACCCTTACAAGGCAAGTAAGGGGATCGGGTCTTGTATAGACAACCGCACCAGGGGGCCGTGCGGCCAAGAGGGAAGACTGTTCGAGGCTAGCTCTCAGCCAGAAGATACAGCCCAACATTGCTGAAGGAATAGCCTGCGTACACCACGCACATAGGCCAATTTCCCTTCAGTCCCTGCTCTAGAGCGATCCAGGCGTAAATACAGCCTGTCAGGGCTATGAGCCAACCACTCATTGCCGAGATGATCTGTCGGCTATCTTGCGCTGGATTGCTTGGGATTCTTCCTCAGACACAGGCTCGGAATGCTCGAATAGAGTGCCGTCCTCAAGCATCGCGTGGAGCTGGGCGATCATTTCTTGCAGCTCTTCCTGGGTTCCGTCGAAGTCGTCAAAGCACCCAGGAGCGAACTCGAGCTTCAGCTTTTCAGTCATGGTCAATCGGCAAAAAGCCGCCCCCTGAAGTACGCCTTCCCATCGTCCCGGACTGCACAGAACTCTGGATGGAGCAAAGTTCCCCCCTTCCAGGTCAACACCGCGAATCCTGATGTCCAGTTTAGCCCAGGCTTGCCGAGTCTGTAATCGAATTCTTGCTGGTCGTCGTCGGCTAGCATCCCGGTCTTGATGCCGTAGTGGGTTCCCTTAAAGCCCTTATGTGCTTTGCAGCCTAGCTCGTGGGTGTGTCCGGTGACTGTATGACAGCCGCCCTTTAATACATCATTCCATCCCGAGTGAATCCCGGCGTGCCAGTCATGGATGATGACCATATCGTCGTTGACATCAATGCGGTCTGAGTCCATCCATTGAGGCAAGTGGTCTCTTAGGGTAAACCCCGCAACACCCTCATATTGGGGAGCCATAGAAGACAGTCTCGATTCAAACCTGGCGCAATGGTTCCCGTAGGTTCTGAATAGGTGTGTGCCTGGAATGATTGCCCGTTCGATGTCGCCAGTTCGCTCTATGACGGCATCAAGCTCCTGCTTGACGGTTGGGACTTGCTTCCACCTGATTCGAGGGTGGCGGCTGATGCTACCTCCGTCCAGAATGTCTCCGTTGAGAACGACAGCCTTGACCTCTCTGCCCATTTCGGTGATGAGGTTGCACAGAGCTTTATGAGCGATAGGAACCACTCCAGGAGAGTAGTGGGCATCCGATCCCACCAAGACCACCCCATCGTGGATTTCTAAGCGGTTGACATCGCGCCTCGAGGACATGATCGCTCGCAGGGCCATTGGATCGTGCTTCAGAGCCTTTGGACTGCTTGCTACTAGAGCAATGCCATGCCGCTTTTCGATTGCGTCCCTGCGTAAATAAATTGCTCTCAGGCTAAGACCCAATTGCTCACTTAAGCGAATAGGCGAGCCTCCAGAGGAGTGCCATGCCGCAATGAACTGCTCATCGCGCTTCTTACTAACGTGACCCATCATGTTCCCTGAACAAGACCGACTCAAGAACGTTGATAACCCCATGTTCAGCAGCGTCTAACTGCTCCGGGGTAGCGCCACGGTCTTGTGCGATGGCGATCAACTCATGGAGGAAAACATGGAGCACCTCGTGGAGTGCCGTCTGGGATAGGGACTTATTGTTTATCGGCGTTGCACCGAAATCCCCTAAGCGGTAAGTCGCTAGCTTCGCATCGTCGTTGAACTCGACTGATGCCATTGCATCCT